ACCACCGCCGTGTTCAGCATCAAAACCACTTCACGTTAATCAAGGAGATCACCATGGACAGCTACACAGCAACAGGATTGGCCGAGGGTTTTATCGAGGCAGAGTCAGAAGAGCAGGTCATCGAGGCGTGGCAAACGCTGATTGACACCGGCCTGGCCTGGCAGCTCCAGGGCTGGTTTGGCCGTCAGGCCCGCGCCCTGATTGATGAAGGCATCTGCCTGCCCGCCGAGGAAAGCAAGCTGCTCAAAGCAGCCAAAGCTTTGGGCAAGATCGAATTCATCGCGATCAAATAGTGTTGACACACAATCAACAATCTGGGATAGAATAACCACTGGCAACCACAAGGAGAAACAAATGGACATAAACATCCATCGCGTTACAAAGATCGAGCTGTCAAACATTCGCGAGTACCCCGATTACGAGACACGCGACATCATCATTCATTCAGAAGACGGCAACGTCACCATCACCCTGTATTCAGTCAGGGATGACGACGCTGAAGGCATCCTCAAGGTGCGGGCATGACCGTCTACATTGCCGAGATCGAGCACCGGGTGGCAGGCATTCCCTGCCTCATCGGTGTCATCGACTACACCAGCGTCAAAGGTTCGTATTCGTACGACGCGCCCAGCGACCTGGACTATCACGGCTACACAGAGTGCGACTGGGAAATCCTCGACCGACGTGGTCGCCCCGCACCGTGGCTCCAGCGCAAGGTGGATGCCAAGGAAGAGGATGCAATCAACGAGGCAATCAACCGAGAAATGGAGTCATACGATGAGTATTGAAACAATCAAAATAGAAAGCCAGGACCAATGGCTGCAAGAGCGAACAAAGGACGTGACATCGACCGAGGTGTCTGCCCTTTACGGCCTTTCGCCGTACCTGTCGGAGTTCGAGCTGTTCCATCAAAAGCGTGACGGGGTCGTCGTCAAGATCGAGCCAAACGAACGCATGCGCTGGGGCAATCGACTCGAAGCAGCAATCGCTCACGGCGCGGCCGAAGACCAGGGCTGGGAAATCGACAAGCTGAACGTGTACATGCGCGACAGCGCGGCTCGCATAGGCTCATCGTTTGACTTTGAGATCAAGTCAAAAAGCGATGGCCCAGGCATCCTGGAAATCAAAAACGTGGACTGGCTGCAATACAACCGCAATTGGATCGACGACGGCAACGGCAACATTGAAGCGCCCGAGCACATCGAGCTTCAGATCCAGCATCAAATGGAAGTCAGTGGCTACGCCTGGTGCGCGCTTGTGGCCCTTGTTGGCGGCAACGAGCAAAAGGTGGTCCTCCGAAATCGCGACCGCGAGATTGGCAAAGACATTCGCCAGCGCGTCGGTGACTTCTGGCAGCGCATTCAGAATAACACACCGCCCGCGGCCGACTACACCATGGACGCAGAGTTCATGATCAAGCAGCTACACAACAAGGCCATGGACGGTTTGATTGCTGAAGCCGATGCGGCGCTTGAAGACCTGATCAAGCAGTACGTTTTTGTGAACAAAGAAGCCAGCGATCTGGAAAAAATCAAGACGCAATACAAGGCCCAAATCCTTGAGCGCATTGGCCAGGCCAGCAAGGTCGTGACAAGTTTTGGCTCGCTCTCAACGGGAGAGGTCAAAGGCCGGTCCGGTACGCTGATCACAGCGGACATGGTCGGCACGGTTATCGGTGCCACCGAAGGGTATCGAGGTTTTCGTTTTTATCCAAAGAAGGAGAAGTAATCATGGCAACAGCACAACGCACATACATCGTGAGCAGCAAAGCGGGCGACCGCCTTGTGGTGGCCACGAATCAATCGCAGGCAATTCGACACGTCGTGTCCCAGGAATACAAAGCCCGGTCCGCTGACGGCATCGAGGTTGCCACACTAATGGAGCGCGGCATCAAGCTTGAGCGCGCCAGCAGCAGCCCAGAAACCAAAGACATGTTCGGAGAGGAGCAAGGCGCATGAGCAACGAAATCACCCCCATGGTCGCATTCCGCGGCACACTGGAAAAAATGAACAAGGATCTACACGACGCACTGCCGCCACAGATCCCTGTTGAGAAATTCATTCGCACCACACTGACCGCAGTACAAATGCAGCCAGACCTTTTGGCTGCTGATCGCAAAAGCTTGCTGGGTTCTACCATGCGTGCAGCCCAGGACGGTCTGTTGTGTGACGGGCGCGAAGCAGCGCTTGTGATTTTCAACAGCAAGGACAAAGGCAAAGTGGTCCAGTACATGCCCATGGTTGGCGGTATCTTGAAAAAGATTCGCAACAGCGGCGAGCTGGCCAGCATCAGCGCGCAAGTGGTGTACGACAAAGATCATTTTGAATACACCTTGGGCGACGACGAGCACATCAGCCACAAACCGTTTTTGGGCAGCGAGCGCGGAGCGCAGATCGCGGTCTACGCAATTGCCAAGACCAAGGACGGCGCAATTTACCGCGAGGTGATGAGCGTGGCCGACGTGGAAAAAGTGCGCGCATCGAGCCGGGCTGGCAAGTTTGGACCATGGGTTGATTGGTGGGATGAGATGGCCAAAAAGACGGTGATCCGCCGCCTGGCAAAACGCCTGCCATCAAGCGCCGATTTGGACAGCGTCCTGGCCGCGGACAACGAGGCATCAGGATTCGTTCAGATCCAGCCACAAGCGCCGATCAACATCACGCCGGCACCAGAGGACCAGGCAGCGCCTTTGGGCCGTCTGAAGCGTTCTATCGCGGAGCGCGCAGGGGAAGTGATCGAACCTACCACCGGCGAAATTCTGGAGGGTCAAGAGCATGTCAAAGTTGCTGACACCAACGGAGCTGTGTGACCGGTGGAAAGTTGCGCCCAACACGTTGCGAAAGTGGCGTGTGGCCAACACGGGTCCGACGTACATCAAGCTGGGCGAGGGCCGGAATTCTGAAGTCCGGTATCGCCTGGAAGACATCGAGGAGTTTGAAAAGACCAATCGATTTGTAACCAACAAATGAAGGAGCGGTATGAAAAATGCAATTACCTACCTTGCAGTTTGTGCCATCGGCCTTGCGGCTGCTGGCTGTTCAACGCCATCAGTGAATCAAGAGCTGGTGGTCGATAAGCAGGTGCAGCCATTGAGCCGCAACGAAGTCATCTACGCGGTGAGGGAGTGCGAAACAAATGGCCTGCGCGCTGTGGTGTTGTACGCCAAGCGCAAGATCAACGGATACACAACCGAGATCGTTGCCGAGGTAACCTGTGCCCCCAAAGGGTACTAAAAGAAAAACCCCCAGGTGTTGCGCCTGGGGGTGTCAAGTTCACGCTGAAGGAGGTTTGGCAACCGAGTCTGCGTGGGGAGACAAACGCATTATGCCAGCTCGAAATGCGGCGCGTCAATGAACGGACGCTTGTTTTGTTTGCGCCGTTCGTCAGTGTAGTAGTTCATCGCCTCTTCCATGGTGCCGCGCCACATGCGGATGTCCGGCACGTTCCAGGCAGCGCCCCAACGTATGGCCACGTTTTTCTCTATGGCCGCGTGTTTCATTGCGTTGGCAATGTCGTCGTATAGGTTCAGCTCCCAGGACACTTGGCCAGCAATGTATGCCATGAGGTCTACAGCATCACCGGTCAAATGCTTTGACTCCATTGTTTGGCTTTTGCCTGCAATGAAATACTCTCGCTGTGTCTCAACGGATCGCAGCCCCTCTGACACACCAAAGTCAACCTTGGTGTAATCGATCGCCAGCTTGACGACCTCAATGAGTTGCGGCTTCACGCCGACCAATCGATCCAAGCTGCGCTGCGAAAGTTGAAAGCTCATTTTTTGTCATCCTTTTTTGCCGATTGCATTTCCATGATTTTCTCAAGCGTGCGACCGCCAAAGTAAAAGCTCATGATCAGCATGCCCCATTGGCCAAGCAGCTCAACGTACTTTTGATTTGTGTCAACACCGTACGCAGACATCATTGCAAACGTGGTGTATGCAATCAAGATAAAAATCAAAGTCATTGGTCGAATGTTTTTAGATAGCCATGAATCGCTGGCCATGTCTGCTTGCACGCGCTTTGTCAGTTCTTGCTGCTCTGCAATGTCTGCGTTGATGCGCGCCAGCTCGCCGTTCTGCTGCATTTGCAACAGCTCAAGCTGTGCTTTTGCTTTTTGTTCTGGGTCAGGAAAAAATTTATCGACAAGTTTCATGCCGACACCAAGCAGTGCGTCTAATGGGAACATCATCACCTCCTATTTGTTATCAACCAACCACGAAAAGAACCAGGTCAGCATGCTCACTGAAAACACAATGAACCCGACAATGATCCCGTAGAACTGCACGTCTTCCCAAAACATTTTTTTTGCTTTAGCGATCCGTGCTGCTCGCTCTCTTTCTTGCCGTTCTTCTTCCGCTTTTGCTTCACGAAGTTTTCTGCGCTCCGCTTGGAAGTCTTCCCACACACCGGCCATTGGTGTGTGATAAATCAAAAGCTCTTTTAACTCTTGCTCATACTCTTGCAACTGTCTAACGCGCATCACGTTTTCAAACGCTTGCATGTCAACAGACTTTGTTTTTATGACTTTGCCTTCAATGTCTTGACCGGCTTTGACTACTGCTTCTTGTGCTTCAAAAAACTTGCCAAGCCCATGAGTAATTTCGCTGGCTATGGACCCAACGTCCTTCCCCACAGACTTGGCATCTTTGTATAAATTAACGGCAGCTTTGACCCCGGCCACCGCGGCCTGTGCTGCTGCAAACGCGGTGATTGGGTCCATACATTGTTAACCCTTATCTTCTTTGTTTTCTAATTTTTTAAACAGAAGGCCAAGAGTGCTGTCAATTTTGCTAAACCCGTCCTTCATGTCTTCCTTTATTTCGCGCACCGCATCTTTGAAATCATCACGGCGAACGAAGTCTTCGTGCATCTTGGTGTCCATTCGTTGGATATCTTTTTTAAGTTCCACGATTGCATCCCAAATGACTTTAAGAATCCATCCACCCAGGGCACCAGCGGCAGCAACTGCCCAGTTGAACACCATTTGATCCATTGTCCATTCCAATCTTTATTCTGCGACTGCGTCCCAGGTTTGGTTTGTTTCATTCCATGTGTAAACTCTGCCATCATTTGGATATGGCGCAGGCGCTTCCCACTGGCAAGTGTCTTCGTTCAACATCCAGCT